ATGACTGCAAAACTTATTAGTGTTACACCAGATGCAGAAAAAACAATGGCATATGTTGCTAGAGTTAGCAACCCTGCGAATCAAGACAACCAAAATTATGCCAAGTTGCTTGCTTATTGTATTAAGCATAATCATTGGTCTGTTTTTGAGCAGTCTTTTATGACTCTTGAGATTGAAACTAGCAGGGGCATTGCAGCACAGATTCTTCGCCATAGATCTTTTACTTTTCAAGAGTTTTCTCAAAGATATGCTGACACAAGTTTGCTAACTGATCACATTCCTATTCCAAGACTTCGTAGGCAAGACACAAAGAATCGTCAAAATTCTATTGATGATATTCCAGAGTATATGAAACTTAAATTAGAAGGAGAAATTTCAGAACACTTTGCTTTTGCTAAAGGACTTTATAATCGCTTGCTAGAATATGGAGTGGCAAAGGAGTGTGCAAGGTTTGTACTCCCTTTAGCAACACCTACTAGAATCTACATGACTGGATCCTGTAGGTCTTGGATTCATTATATTAATCTTCGTACTGCAAATGGAACTCAGAAAGAACACATGGACATTGCAGAGGCATGTAAGTGTATCTTCATGTGCCAGTTCCCAAGTGTATCTGAAGCACTTGGGTGGACTAGATCTCAAGATTGTCCAGAATGCAATGATGCTCCTTCCATTACCATAGAATAAATACATTATACATTATTAAGTTTTATGCCTACATATCCTGTTATAAATCAAAAAACTGGTGAGACTCAAGAACTTGTCATGTCTGTGGTTGCTTATGAACAATGGAGAAAAGATAACCCTGACTGGGATAAGGACTGGTCTCAGGGATGTGCTGGAGTTGGTGAAGTTGGTGATTGGAGAAACAAACTAATCAGCAAAAATCCTGGTTGGAATGATGTTCTTCATAGAGCTTCCAAAATGCCCGGTTCTAGAGTAAAGAAAATCTAATGGCAAGAAAAAGAAGAGGTAATGATTTGCAGCCAATTGGTATTGGTATGACCGCAAAACAAATGAAAAGAAGAAAACCAATTAACACAGATCTTCTTTTAGACATTACACCAGCAACAGAGAATCAATCTAAACTCTTTGATGCTTATGATTCAGATAAACATCTATTTGTTTATGGGTGTGCAGGAACTGGTAAAACATTCTGTGCATTATATCTGGCACTCAAAGATGTATTGAATGAGATTACCCCATATCAAAAGATTGTTATTGTAAGATCTCTTGTTGCCACTCGTGAAATTGGTTTCCTCCCTGGAGATCATGATGATAAGTCTGCACTTTATCAGATTCCATATAAGAATATGGTAAAGTATATGTTTGAAATGCCAACAGATGCAGAGTTTGAAATGCTCTATGGTAATCTAAAGTCTCAGGAGACTATTACCTTCTGGAGCACATCATTTATCAGAGGAACTACTCTGGACAATTCAATTATTATTGTGGATGAGTGTCAAAACTTGAACTTCCATGAACTTGATAGTATAATTACAAGAGTTGGTGACAACTCTAGAATTATGTTCTGTGGTGATGCCACTCAAACTGACCTAACCAAGAATAACGAAAAGGATGGTATTCTTAACTTCATGAAGATCATTCAAAGAATGCCTGAGTTTGAAACTATTGAGTTTGGCGTTGATGACATTGTTAGATCAGGACTAGTTAAATCTTATATTGTTAATAAAATGGCAGCAGGGTTCTAATGTTTAATCATTGTAATGTACGTCTCCCTCAGTTGGAGAGGGAGACTATTGATGGAGTTAGATACTATAAGATTCCTGATCAAAATGAAATTCTTAAGTTTGTATCAATTACTTCAGTAACTAGTCACCATAACAGACACATCTTTGAGGATTGGCGAAAGAAGGTAGGAGAAGAGGAAGCAAATAGAGTCAATAAACAAGCAACCAGTAGAGGTACTGACTTACACAGTATAGTTGAAAACTATTTGCTCAACATTCCTGAACTTCCTGAAAAATCTTTGATCTCAAAACATTTGTTCAGGATTATTAGACCAGAAATAGATAAGATAAATAATATCTATGCCCTTGAGGCATCTTTGTTTAGCAAACAATTAGGAATCGCAGGTACTGTAGATTGTATTGCTGAATATAATGGTGAACTATCAGTCATAGACTTTAAGACTTCAAAGAAACCAAAACCCAAAGAATGGATTGAACATTATTTTGTTCAGGCAGCAGCATATGCTTGCATGTTCTATGAGTTAACCAATATTCCTGTCAAAAAACTTGTTATTTTGATGGCATGTGAAGATGGTGAATGTGTTGTTTATGAGGAATATGATAAAGCCAAATACATCAAACTGTTATCAAGTTACATTAAAGATTTTATTAATTACAAACTAAAGGAATATGGAAAGTAAACTAGAAACTGTATTAGATTCAAAGTTCTTATGCCAATCTAAGTTCTCACAAATCATAGAAGAAATAGTCAAGAACAATATTGACATGAACTACATTGATGCAATAGTTTACTATTGTGAGCAGAACAATCTAGAAGTAGATTCTGTTGGTAAACTGATCAGCAAACCACTGAAGGAAAAGATCAAGTGTGATGCTATCAATCTTAATTTTTTAAAGAGAACTTCAAGAGCTAAACTTTTAATATGACACCCTTTGATGCTTATAAAACTTATCTTGCAGTCAAGAATCATTTTAGTAAACAGAATTATGATTATTTTAAATATGCAGGCAAGTCCAGAGCATCAATAGAATCATTCAATAAACGCAAAGATAAGTATTGGTTTGAAAAAATCTCCAGACAAAAATCTGATGATGAGATTCTGGAGTTTTATATTTCAAACTTTATAGAATCCACTGACCCATCCTCTATGTGGATTGGACCAATCATTAGAGGTGGAGATGTTTATTACAAAGACTGGAAAAAACGTCAGCAAAGTTTAAAATATATTTTCACTCAGGAGTCTGCTGAAATGTTGTCTGAAGGCAACATAGATGACTTATTTGTAGTCTCAAAGCAACATCCACCCATTATTAAAAAGTTCCTGAGCGGGAAAATTTGTATAGAAACATTAGTGATTTATGATAAAATTTTCCTGTTCGGGAATAATTTTGATAAGAAAATATTAGACCCAGTGTGGGAAACCCTATCTTTAAAAATAAAGAAGTATTCCCCATTTCTAAATATTGATGTATCAGAATACAAGGCAGCTCTGAGAAAAATTGTACAGGAGGGATAATGTCATTCTTTGATTCAGAAATTGTTCAACAGGAACTCAAAGAAATTCATGATATTCAAATGCAAATAGGAAAGGAATTGTTTGCTTTCCCTTCTATGAGCAAAGAAGATAAGATTAAACATATTAATTTACTTGCAGATTTACTAGAAAAACAACAAATTCTTTATACTAGAATTAGTTTGTCTGATGATCCTCAAGCATTAAAAATGAAGGATCAGATGATAGAATCATCAAGAATTCTTGGGTTTGGAAATGCAGATGTTAACACAATTTTCAATTCAATGAAGATGACCATAGAAAATCTTAAGAAACATGCTGGGGTTGACACATAACCTCAGCATGTGTTATGATGTGTAAGTGGATAATCAATCCTATTCATCCAATTAATCCGAGGTAATCCAATGTCTTTTGCAGACCTTAAAAAGAAATCTAAGCTGGGTTCTTTGACTTCAAAACTTCTGAGTGAAGTTGAGAAGATGAACTCAAACAGTGGATCATCTGATGATCGAATCTGGAAACCAGAAGTAGACAAAGCAGGTAATGGTTTTGCTGTAATTAGGTTTCTTGCTTCTCCTGAAGGAGAAGAACTTCCTTGGGCAAAAGTATACACTCATGCCTTTCAAGGTCCTGGTGGTTGGCTAATTGATAATTGTCTGACCACAATCAATCAGTCTTGCCCAGTTTGCGAAGCAAATCGTGAACTGTGGAATACAGGAAGTAAATCCAATCAAGAAATTGTACGCCAACGTAAGCGTAAACTTTCTTACTACTCCAACATCTATGTTGTGAGTGACAAAGCACACCCTGAGAATGAGGGTAAAGTGTTTCTGTTCAAGTATGGTAAAAAGATCTTTGACAAGATCTCTGCTGCAATGCAACCAGAGTTTGATGATGAAACACCTATTGATCCTTTTGACTTCTGGCAAGGTGCCAACTTTAAGGTGAAGATCACCAAGAAGGATGGTTACTGGAACTATGATAAGTCAGAATTTGAATCTCCATCTCCACTTCTTGATGATGATCAAGAGATGGAAGCAATCTGGAAGAAGTGTTACTCTCTTGAAGAGTTTGTGAAACCAGATGCATTCAAGTCTTATGAGCAACTTGATGGTCGTCTTAAAGCAGTGCTTGGTAAAAAGCCTGCTACTTCAAAAGTTGATGAATCTTTTGAAGATGAAGATAACTTTGGTCCTACCCCTACAGATACAGAAGTGTCTGAGGGAAAGTTTGGTGGAACTCGCTCACAAAGTCCTTCATCCTCTTCTGATGAAGATGAGGATGACACTCTGAGTTATTTCCAGAGGTTGGCTGAGGAATGATTATCTGGGGGAGAGGACTCTTAAGTTCTCTCCCTTTTTAGTTTTATCATTCACATATTGTGTAGAGAATCCATAGGACATGATTTCTCTCATGTCGTCTATTGCTGCTTGTAGATATCTGGATTTTAGAATAAAAATATTTCTCTTTTGATCATTTAAATAAATTTCATATTCATAATTACTAATTGCTCTCACTGGATTTGTAGTTACCATAGATCCTACCAAAGTTTCTCCACCACTAGATCCAGATCCAGATGCAGTATCATTGAATCTAATTAGATTGGAATCAAATTTAATTAGATTTGAATCAAATGTAAAAGATCCTCCAGGTGCTATGGATCCAGGAACTTTAATAGTTTCATCAAAATATTTTGCGGAAAAGTTTGCATCAACAATTAATCCACCAGGGACAATTAGTTTACCCCTACCATCAGTGATAGTAGTAGTTTCATAGTGATGAGTTTGAGATAATTCTTCTGGTGTATATTTTCTATAAAGATAATTGGTAAATTCAGAGTCTGACAGTGGCCATTCAGTTCTTACATTGATGATGTTGTTGGAAATAAGAACTAACCAATCAAATGATGGAGTCCCATAAATTTTTTCTGATACTTGTTCTGGTCTTTCCTCACCAGTAATTTTGTATTTTGTAAATGCAGTTACATTTTTAAAGAAGTCATCACGAATTTTTGCTCTTCTAAAAAAGTTCTTGACCTTTACATAGTCAAAAGAAGAGTTTCTAGTTGGTTGTTGAGACTGGTATAGTAAGTCTGATACTTCTCTGAAATATGTCATTAGTAACCTCTATCTAAACCTTCTCTAAGATCTGCATTTGTACCAGCAGATCTTCCAGTTGCTCCAGGAGTTCTGGATATAGGTATATCCCCTGGAAGTGGTCTTCCTTCTGCTGCTGCTTGTCTTCTTGCATTTTCTGGACTTCTTGGATTGGAATCAGTTCTAGTTTCTTGAGCAGGCTTCAAGTCAAAACTTTGGAATATGTTTTCTGGACCAACTTCTGATTTGTCTCCATCATATTCATCATTAAAGATTGGAGTTAGTTCAGTAAATCCTAATTGCATATTGACTGAAACTGGTTGTGATCCAGTTGCAGAATCATTAAATGCTGCATAGAATCCATCTGGAGTATAGTTTATATTACAAGAAACTAAAGCACATGTTTTAATTTTTCCAATGCTTCCAATTTCATTGTTGCCAGATTGAAATTTAATTCTAAAAACATTGGGAGTTCCTAAGAATATAGATGTTTCTCTTTCTTTAGATCTTCTTGGTGCCATTCCTTTTTTAAAAAACTTAAGAATGCTTCTAATATTTCTTGCTTCTTCTGCACTTCTTGGTGACATTTTAAATGTAAATCCAAATTGTCTAAGTTTGGGTCCTTGGAATAGTAGTTCTAGGTTTGGATTGACTGCTGCTCCAGTTGCTCTTGTAATATATGCTTCAGGGTTTACTTGGATTCCTCCAAATTTTAATACTGATGCTGCAGCATTTACTGTTAAAAATTGTGTCAATCTTGTAGATACTGCACTATTTCCAAGAGCAGATTTTATAGCATCAAGATCTCCTATAGTTGCAGCAACCCTTCCAGATGCAATTTGTTGAACTTTTGGAATTGCTGCTCCCATTAAAGCAGCAGTAATGGAAGATAAACTATCTTCTCCCCATCCAGTTTGATTTGCTTCTGACAGGTCATTTGGAATAGGAAGAACTACACTCCCTATTAATTTTTGTTTGGTTGCTTGTTCATTAAATTGAGATTCTCTATTTCCTAAAGAATTTTCTGTTAATGCTCCTGCTAAATTGCCAGGGACATACTCTAATTGACTGATTACAATTTTATCTTGTCCACTAGTTCCTATGTTTTGTGGGTAATATAAAAATGCTTTGATTTTATTAAATGATGTAGATTCAAAATTATCTAGAACGTTTTCTAATGCTTGAAATTCATCTAAATTATATGTTGTACTAATTCCTGAAGCAGGGTTGTTTGCGCCCGAATCTGCTCCTCCTTGCGCTCCTGCTTCTTGTGGGGGTGGTTGAGATGGAATTGTATTTTGTGTTCTTGTAGTTAAAACTCCTGCAATTTTTTGTTTAGAGAAATTAATGAAATCTTGTATTTTTTCAACGCTAGCGTTCCCTGCCAACCAATCTGCATATTGTTGTAAATTAGCAAATTGTCTTCCAGTCTTTCCTTCTCTATATCCAACTCTTCCTTGAGGGTCTATTTTATATTGAACAGTATTGGTGCTATCTGAAAATGTAAATAAGGTTTCCCAACCTTCTGGATTTGAAGGAGTTACTGTGGTTAATTTTGGATTAACTCTGGTTCCACGATTATCTATGGTTCTATTAGTTAAAGACCATACAGGATTAGACATCTTATCTACCCCACACTCGCTGAGATTGAACTGGTATTTCTACCCCACCCAAGTCCCTTACAAATTCTTCTACTGGTAGTAGACACATGGTTTGCCATTCTTGCTGTGCTAAAACTAAGTAAGGACTTCTGACCTCTGATAATAAGTATTTATGTGCTCCTTTGGTAAACCTTGGGATTCTATCTTCTGCCAAAGACATAGCAATTCCCATTCTTTCTTCTGGTGAATAGTAATGTAAGTTCACTGCAAAGAATGATCTGGAATCCTTTTCCAAAACAAAAGACAAGGGATACTTGTCATAGAATGGTAACTCTTGACGCCACTTTGCTTTGTATTGATAGAACATTAGGTTGTATAGTCTTGGAAATGTTGTGGTTATATTTCTATCTCTTTCTAACTCATCTCCTATTTCATCAGATCTTTCATCAGTGATGATGTTTCTTGGTAATTTTTGTGCAAGTTGTTCTCTAT